AAGAGGACCACCCAGAGCGGTGGCGATGGAGGGGGCAACCTGAGTCAGCAGGGGGCCGAACTTAGAGATAAGGTCCATGGTTCACCTGTGCATGAGGAGGTAGAGGATGAATATGATGACGGTTAGGATGAGCGCAACAGCAAGGACCACGAGCGCAATTCCTGCAATGTTTTCAAGGGCCTTCTCTTGATCCCTCTCGGCTTGCAAGACCGCAGCCTTTTGAGCCTTCTTGATCTTTGTCGTCTCGCTAAGAATGTTGTCCCATGCGGCTATGCCGTACTCGCCCACAAAGTGGTTCTTGAGTTCCGCCATCATCTGCTCGGCTTCAGCCTTGGCGGCATAGGCTTCCATCGCCACTTGCTCGGCGGTCTTACCGGACAGGAGGCTAGCATGCGGAGGTTCCGCAGCTATGCGTGTGATGTGCGCAACGCTGTCGAACAGAGATCCGAGATCCTTGGCTACGCCTTGGATCTCCTTGCCCACCGCCACGCCAGCTTTGACAGCTTCATAGCTGGCCTTGGCCAGAGCTAACAGTGTTAACGGGTCCATTACCTGTATACCCCCACGCTGTTTGCGACTTTGACCATCTGCTCGGCGATAGTCCCCTTGGCCGTGCGCAGCTTCTCAAGCGTCTCTGCCTTCTGGTCAGCGGTCATGGTCTTGCTGCTACGGATTATATCCATCTGCTTATTGATCTTGGAGAAGTTTTCGTTGGCAGCATTGAAGGCCGTGAACAGGCCCTTGCCTGCGGGCATCTCGGAGATGCGTTGCTTGACCAGTTCAGTATCCCCACGCTGGGCGGCATGGTTCATAGAGTTGACTACCTCCGTGACCTTCTGTTTGATCTCGTAGAAGTCGCCCACGAACTTGTTGTTGAGCTGCCCTTCGGTCTTCAGGATCGAGGTCAAACCAGACAGGTTACCGGCCACGCCACCAATGCTGGCGGGATCACCGAACACACCGGCCGGGCGCGTTCCGCCCGTGCTGACGAGACCGTCAACAGTGCTGAGGAACAGGGTGGCCATGGTGCCAAGGTATCCACGGATCAGGTTGTCTACCTGTTTCGGGGACAGGTTGACCTCCTTGGAGATAGCCCCGGCATACTTGGCAACACTACTGGTGTACTCGTCGTATCGCTCTTCCTTGGGGTTGCGCTGGTCCGTTAGGTTCTCGATGGCTTGACCAGTGAAGAAGTTCTTGTTGGCCACTAGTTCTGCGATAGGCTTGACGAACTGGGGGATAGGCTCGAACAAGAAGGTCTTCTTCATAAACTCGCCCACCCCGCTGGCGATGTCGTTGCCGTCCTGCTTGCGGATGGAGTCAAGGGCTAGGGTAGGGAGAGCCCCGAAGAGTTCACCGACTTCGTAAGCACGGGGCAGGGCGATGACGGTATCGCCAACCTTGACGTACATGTTGGCGAGGCGGTCCTTCACGGACAGCTTCTTGTACCAATCGTCATCACCGTACATGACGTTGACGCCCGCATTGATGAAGGCAACCATCAGGCCACGGGTGAGGATGGCCGCAGGGATACCAATCACACCCCTCCCGATCAGGCTCTTGGGAGCCCCCTCAGTGCCGTTCTCAACAAGGCGATAGAGGCCTTGGATGCGGGCCGTGAGGAACGGGGTCAGTGGGATCATGGTCGAGATTGCATTGCCGAGGACCCCGTTGCCCGCACCATGGCGATGGTAGTTCACAAGGTTGACCGCCTCCCATGAAGCGTCCTCCTTGGAGAGACCCTTACGCATAAGGTACTTGTAGTACGCGATACGGGGAGCCATTTCGGTGATCTCACCGAAGCCTTCAAGCTTGTCAAACGCGCGTTGGAAACCGTTCCATGCATTCAAGGGTTGCTCGCGGGACATGTAGACCCGCTTCATGTAGTCGGCTTGGTTCTTGTAGCTGGACCCAAAGCCAAAACCGCCGAAGCCTGTCATGCCAACGATGTCGGCATAGGCTCCCTTCTTGCCCCAAACATCGCCGACAGAACCGATGGTATCCTTGAGGATATCGAAGATAGGCATGCCCGTCTTGAGCTTCAGTTCCACCAGACCACGGATCGTGTTCCGGAGCTGGAAGGGCGGGGTCGAAGTGATGCCCGTGCGCAGGAGCCCCGTGTAGTGGGACACCGCACGGACGAAGGCGTTCTTCTCCTGCGGGGACAGGGATGCCACCGCTTGGAACATGGGGGAGTCGTGGATCATCAGATGCCGGTCTGCGCCACCGACACGGTAGGTGATGGTGGACCGCCCCGTCCCCTGATCTGTCCCCGGTTTATCAAAGATCTCGGCGATGGTCGTGTCGCCACCGTCCTTCATAATCTTGGTCAGCGTGTTGGCGGTCTCTTGGTACGCCACGTTGCGGACAGCCGCGCTGACGATGGCGTTGTAGTTGCGCATCAGGTTCTCATAGAGATCCGCTGCAACAGCCCCGCCTGCACCGAGTTGCTTGTTGAAAGCGGTGACTGAACTGGGGTCCTTGATAGCAGTATAGATGTTGCCAGCAAGGGTGATGTTGGGATCCTTTTTAACGACGTCGTCCTGATACCTGTACATAGGAGTGTACATCAGGGTCTTGAAGTTCTCACCCAGTTCGCGGGGGATGAGCCCCGTCTGAATGGCCATCTCAACCATCTTGTCGTTAAACTTCTGAAACTCGCGGCTGGCCTGTATGACCTCTGGGCTTGCAGAGGCAACGATCCGGCGCAGCTCACCCTCTGTGATGAACTCCCCCGTCTCCGGGTGGTACATGATCCCCGTTTTCGAGCCCTTGTCCACCTTCTTGGCAGCACGCAGGGCAAGTTCACGCTGGGCAAGCATGACAATCTGCGCCTGCTTCATATTCTGAAGGCCGACCTTCTCAAAGATCTTGATCAGGGACGTGTCCCCGGGGCTGTTGTGGTAGAACCACCTTTTGTTGACGGGGTCATATCCAAGCGGGCCGATGGTGACGACACCCATGACGCGACCCGTCGCGTTCTGGTGGCTCTCCAACATCTTGCCAAGGTTGCGGGTGTCCTCGCGCTCAAGGAACGGAAGCATGGACAGCGTCGTGTTGCGGAGCAGCGCCTTGCCAAGGTTCTCGCCGGGCTCCGCACCAACAAGGTTCTTGAAGAACTTGTTGAGCCAAGCCTTGATGCCCTTCTCTTCGCCACGCACAAGGCCGGTGTAGTCTTCCCAAGCCTTGGTGGGGGCAGGCTGCGCAGGAGCAGTCTTTTCCTCAATGATAACTTCACCGGGTACCTTGCCCGTGAGGGCCGAAAAGTCCTTGTCCTCGCGCGTAATGAGCTGCTGGTAACGGGGGTCCTGACGGCTACGTCCAACATTTGAAAGAGTGTCGATCTTAGGGACCGTCTGCCTATTCCCATAAATATCGCGGAGCATCTTCTGAAATGCGCCCTCTCTATATTTTATACCAAAGGCCTCAGCGAGCGTCTTGTAGGTTGCCCTCAGGCCATCAAGAACCTTCTTCTGGAACTTTTGAAAAACCGTTTTGGGCACAATTTTGTTCAGCTCTTTTGTAAACCAACGCGCGCCAGTTTCCGCAATCCACTCATTGAAGGAGCGCGCATAGTTTTGGTACTGCTGCGAAGACCCGGGGGGTATCGAATACCCAGTCACACGGGTTTTCTCTTTTAAGAACGCCTGATACTGGGCTTCCGTGAGCTTTAGTGACGAAAGAAGCTTTGCCCTAAATGCAGGGTCATTAGGTGTCCCCTGCTCAAAAAAATCCGTCAGAGCCAGACGAGTTATGGCGGAGGGGTTTCGTTCTTTGACGTACTGATCAAGGACCGATTTGAAGGTGGCATCATCCGCAGTGACCAACCACGTGTACTGCATGGGGTGCGACATCTCATGAAAAAATGTCTGCAACAACTCCTGCTTGAGGCTCTCTGGATCTTTAGTTTTCTTTGCCAGAAGATCTAGGTTTAGCTTCAGCTCCATGTTGCGGGTGCCGGGATACTTGGACATGCTACCGGCGGTGTATGGACCAAGGTCTTCGACTGCCACCCGCATAGTCATGCCGGGGTACAGACGCTGGTTTATCTCTCGAAGGATGTTGGTTACCCCGGGAACAAGAGATTCAATTCGCTTCTCCGACGTGCCGTCTATTACCAGCACAGACTTGCTTTGTTGGACACCAGATGGGGATACGGTAGAAGGAAGTATAGTAGGTGGTAGACCGTTTGCAGGCGGGGCTTTGGTTCCGGCAGCAGGCTTGAGTCCGACGGAGGCTTTGGTTCCGGGCGATACCCGTGCAAGGATAGTATTGTATTGACCCCCGGCATTTTCGCGCATGTAGTTTACGGGGAGGTTGCCAGACTGTTGGCCTGCGGCCATCCGTTCTTTGGCAAGATCATAGATGTGCTTACGAACTAACTGCCCGAAACCTTGGATTTCCTTGTCGTTAAACCCAAGGGACTTTAACCAGTCGCGGTACTTCTGGTCGGCGGTAGACTTATTGGCCTGCGAGGTGATGTACAGCGCCTTGTCAATGCCGTTTTGAAACACGGGAACAAACTTGGCCGTACCAAAGTTGTACTTTGGCTTTGCACCGTCCAGAACTTTTGGCAGGGCAACGGGGGGGGAGACCGGGATGACCTCCCCACTCGGTGTCGTGTAGGTCACCGGGGTAGTGGCGGCAGCGGGGGTGGCGGCAGCGGGGGTGGCGGCAGCGGGGGTGGCGGCAGCGGGGGTGGCGGCAGCGGGAGTGGCGGCAGCGGGGGTGGCGGCAGCGGGGGTGGCGGCAGCGG